CCAAGAAAATGTTATCAGGAATCAACATTGAAGTCTTCGCAAATAGTAATATTCCAGATGAAGATGGTGCATCACCAGTATACATCGGTAACCTTGAAGAAGCTGTAAAATTCATGGATAGAGAACAATTAGTATTAGCAGTAAGTACAGAAGCTGGATTTACTAAAAACTTAACCCTAATTCGTGCTATCCAAAGAGATGATGTTGAGCCTAAAGATACTCAATCATACCTAAACATTAGCCTTACAGCTCCAGTTGCAGTGCCAGTTGTTCATGTAAAAAGTGTAGATAATGAACCATCTAATGAAGAAACAACTACTCCTGAACCTGAAACTAACACTGAAACAAACCCAGAAAATACAGGCAATGACAACCAAAATGGTGGAGAATAAGAGGAGCTTAACCGCTTCTCTTCTTTCTTTATAGGAGATGATATAAATGGTGGATTTACAGAAAGCCAAAGACTATCTTCGTATAGATTATGAAGATGATGATGCTTTTATTACTTCGCTAATAACCGCATCAAAGTTATATTTGGATAATGCGTGTGGAGAATTCGAACCAAGTGAACTAACTGACCTTGCTCAATTGATATTGATAGGACACTGGAACGATAACAGAACACTAATAGGCACAGTTAATAAAGATATACAACATAGCCTAGATGCAATCATATTTCAAACTAGGTATTGTAGCCAAATAAAAGACAATGAATCCGGGAAAACTGAATAAAAAAATAGAAATTCAAAGATTAGAAAAAACAATGGATAGTGAGGGTATCGAAGAAAAGAATTGGATAAGTGTCCGAAACATCTTCGCAGCAATAGAAGATAAAATAGTAAGGACAACTAATGATGATAACTCGATAGTCACACAGGTAGAAACTAATATGATTATAAGAAAAAATTACAAATCACTATGCACTAGTAACATCCGAATAGTGTACGAGAATCGCGTATATACTGTGTTGGATATGAGCGAAGTCGATGAAAATTACATCAAATTAATAACCAAAGGAGAAAAACTATTTGGCAGCTCGACTTGATTTTGATGGACTAGATGCAATAGTACATGATTTAGGAAAAATGAATGAATTACTCAATAGTACAATGATAGATGATGCCCTGGAAGAAGCTATCACACCAGCATATGAAACTGCTAAAAAGACAGCACCAAAAGATAAAAAAGGACATCGTGGAAAATATGGCGAAGGACATATGGCTGATCATATACCATTGATACTAGTTAGAGATAATGGCTTCAGATCCATTGAATATGGATGGGAAAAATCAGATAATAGTGACTACTACTATGCCAAGTTTGTTGAATGGGGAACATCAAATGAAAACTATCCAAAGCAACCATTCCTGTATAAGTCTTTGAGTAAAAATAAAGTTAAATGCTTTAATATTTTTTCAGAACGAATAAGAAAGGAACTTGGACTATGACAATTAGAACGAAAACTATGAATGCATTAAACAAATTGTCTATCCCTAGCGGATATAGAGAATTGACTGATCCACCAGAAACCTATATAACTTATTTTGAATATGACTACGATTACGATTATTCAGAAGATGAAGTAACAAAAGCAGTTTATACAATTCAGGTAGATTTATGGACAAAAAATCCAAAATATAAATCACTTGAAAATGAAATCATTAGCACTATGGAAGCTGATGATTTTTTTCTAGATGATGAAGAAGATTTGTATGAAACAGATACAAAAATGTATCATAAGGCATTGAGATTTAAATTAGAAAATATAAAGGAGGTTGAATAAAATGCCAGTAGCAAATAATTCAGTAACGCCTAGACAAATAGGCTTAAAAGATGTACACGTTGCTTTAATAGAAAGCGATGGTACAGCAGGAACAGTGTATGCGACTCCAGTAAAAATTAGTAGAGCCATCACTGCAAAAATCACTCCAAGTGTGAATAATGAAACATTGTATAGTGATGATGGTGTGGAGGATGAACTATCTGCATTTAGTGGATGCGAGGTAGAAATAGAACAAAATGCTCTAACGCTAGAACAAAGAGCCTTACTATTAGGTAAGACTTATCATAATGGAGAATTAGTAGAAAACAGTGGAGATAAGCCACCTAAACTTGCTTTATTATTTAGAAGTGAGAAATCTACAAGTACCAAAGCAAATCCAGTATATAGATACTGCGTTTTATATAAAGGTAAGTTCTCCGAAATCGAAGATGAATACGAAACCAAGGGAGAAAAACCTAATAGCAAAACTGCTAAAATTAAAGGTAAGTTCTTCGACAGAGATAGCGATGGTAACTGGAGATTTATGATTGATAGTGACGCAACAGGTGTGTCTCAAGAAAAAATTAGTAATTTCTTCACAGCAGTTCAAGAACCAAGTGAATAACAATTAGAGGAGGATAAAAATGAGTAAAAATAAAAAGTACCATAATGGTACAAAAAGAGTTACTGGTAAGGATCTAAAGCCACAGGTAACTACTATTGAATTAAAAGGTAAAAAATATACCATGAACTTTGACTTAAATGCAATGGCAGAGCTAGAGGATATCTTTGGAAATCTTCGCATTGCCATTGCAGAACTTAAGCAAAAGAAATTAAAAGCAGTTAGATCCTTTTTATATGCAGTACTAAAGTCTAGCGATGAAGAACTAACAGAATTTGAAGTTGGAAAACTAATCGATATGAATAACTTCAGTACCATAGAAAAAGCAATAACCAATTTAATAAATAATGCGTTCGAGGAGGATGAGAATGATGAGAAGGCAACATCAAAAAACGAACTACCGGATCATCAGACTCAAGCATAGATTGGGAATGGTTATATTATTTGGGTAAAGAAATCCTCAAGATGAATGATTATGATTTTTGGAGAAGTACACCGAAACAACTAATTATTAAATCAAGGATTTATGCCAGATTTAGAAATCAAAATGATGATCCGCAGGATGAAGCACAGTTCGGTTACATCGATGAAGTCTTCTAATAAACGAAAGGAAGATATAGGATGGCGAATTGGAAACTAAAAGTAGGAATGCTATTCGACTCCCAAGAATTCGAAAAAGGCATCCAAAGGATCGATAAAGAATTAAAAGTTCTGGATAGTGAACTTAAGGCATCCCAAAGTTCTGTGAAAAACTTTGGCAATACAACAGAACAACTAAAAACCAAGGCGTCATCATTAACTGAAAAGATAGAACTTCAAAAAACAAAAGTTGAAGGACTACGAAAAGCATATGATGAATCAGTAAAAACCAAAGGGGAAGATGCTAATGCTACCCAGAATTTAGAAATAAAATTAAATAATGCTACAACTGCATTAAACAATATGCAGCGAGAGCTAAAAGAAGTAAAAAATGAATTAAAACAGCAACCAGATTTATTTAAAAATGTAGAAAATGGACTTGATAAATTAGATGATAAAATTGCATCATTATCAAGCAAGATGGTATCGTTTGGTACAGCACTAACAGCAGGAGTCACTGCCCCAATAATTGCAATGACAAAAACAGGTGTAAGTTCCTTGATCGAGGAAGAAACACAAATATCAAAATTAATAACAATCCTACATAATTGTACCGAAGCAACTGACTCGCAAATAGATGCCTATATTAACTTAATGGACGTTAAAGAAAAGAATGGTGTCCTATCGGGCGAAGCTCTACTCTCTGCATCACAGGAAATGGCAACCTACATAACTAACATAGATGTCCTAGAAACAATGATGGATGTTTGTGCCGATATGACAGCACAGCAATATGGAGTCAATGCATCCATGGAACAGGCAACTAATGTTGCTACAGGTCTAGGTAAAGCAATGGCTAATGGAGATTACTCATTCCTAACCAAACTAGGATATGGCTTTTCAGATGCTCAAAAAGAGATGATGAAAACCGGAGATGAAGCCCAGCGTGTTGCTACAGTCATGGAAGTTGTTAAATCATCCATTGGTGGTGTTAATGAAGCACTAACTCAAACTACAGCAGGAAAAATATTTAAATTACAAACTGCATTTAGTGACTTATCAAAGGTGCTAGGAAATAGTGTAATGCCATTGATAGATACCTATGCTCCTAAAATAACTGATTTAATAAATAAGTTCCTTGCATTAGATGAAGAAACACAGCAAGGTGCATTAAAGATGATTGCATTTGGAGCAGCAACAGGACCAGCAATGATTGGTATAGGAAAACTTATACCAGTAGTTAACGATATACCGAATAAGGTTCTAAATCTAACGAATAAGTTAGATAAAGGTGCATTAAAGGTACTTGATTTTGGTAAAGCATTCGGAGAAAATGCTGTATCCAAGATAGATACATTCGTTAAGAAAGTAGCTAGTATTGGTGGAATCGGAGATAAAATAACTAATTTCTTTGCCCCACTCGGACAGAAAATATCTAACTTCTTCGAACCATTAAGAAACCTAGCAGAAAGACTTTCTCCTATAACCAGTAAGATACAAGCAGTATTCACTAAAATTGGTGGAATAGCAAATGCTGGAGTTCAAAAATTAACTAATATTTCAACATTAGCAATGAAGCTAGTAGGACCAGCAGCCATTATTGGTTTATTACTTACAGGTCTAGGAGTAGCACAGGATCAATTTGGAAAACAATTGGATACATTCCTTTCAATAGCTGTAGAAAAAGGACCAACATTGATACAAGGCTTTGTTGATATGGTAACAGCCGAGATACCAAGACTAATACCATTAGGAATAAGCCTATTAATGACTTTATTAGATGTGGTTCTTGCAAATGTACCAGTGTTGATAGATGGTGCTATTTCAATAATAGTAACACTAGCAGAAGGCATTGTAGATAATGTTGATACCTTGATAGAAGCACTACTAAAAGTAATAAAAATGCTACTAGATGAAATCGTAAAAAACCTACCAAGAATACTAGAAGCTGGACTAAAAATACTACTTGCACTAACGCAAGGAATAGTAGATCATATAGACCAAATTATTGATGGGATCCTTGAAGTAATTATGAGCATAATAGATTTCTTGGTAGAAAACCTACCGATGATAGTCGAAATGGGCATAAAAATCATAATTGCCCTAGCCGAAGGATTAGTAAAAGCCATACCGAGAATCATTGAATCAATACCACTTATAATAGCTGCAATATTCAAGGCTTTCACAGAAATCGACTGGGGAAGCATTGGTAAATCAATTATTGATGGATTAGTAAAAGGATTAAAAGCAGCCAAAGACTTGGTAGTAAATGCCTTAACAAGTATAGCTAAGGGTGCTCTTGGTGCGTTTAAGAAGTTCTTCGGAATCGAATCACCATCAAAAGTGTTCATGGGCTTGGGACAGAACTTGGATGAAGGTCTTGCCATTGGATTAGATGACAACATTGATAAAGTCGAAGATTCGATGGATAACCTAATGGACACAGTAAACTTTGTACCAGATAATCTTGACTTTGATATGACAGGATTGAATAGTCCACTAGGAAGGAACTACTCTAATGTAGTAAACAATAGCAATAAAACAACCAACAAGAATGTTAATATCTACCTAACAATAGAACACTTCGAGAATAACCGCGAGGAAGATGTTGAAGAATTAATGTCTGAAATGGAATACATTGCAAGAAAAGAATTAATTGGAAATGGAGGTAATGCATAATGAAACCATGGTTTAATTTTAAAAATATAAACTCAAAGGATATGGGAATATCAATACAGAAATTACCTCCTAGAACCAAGCCAGAAAAACGTGGAGAAATGATAACTATTCCTGGAAGGAATGGTTTTTTATTTGAAAGTGAAGATGCTTATAATGGTAAGAAACTAGAATTAGAATGTACTTTCCTACCACCAGATAATATGACATCAGCTCAAATGGATGAATTAATTATGCAAATATTAGTGTGGCTAGATGGAGATGGCGAACTAGTATTCTCTGATTATCCTAACTATTACTATGAAGCTAAAGTAATAAATGAAATACCACTAGAAAGATTATTCAAAAGGTATCGTAGATTTTTATTAGTATTTGATGTCCAACCATTTGCTAAGTCAGTGACACTAACAACTAGGCAATTAAATGTAACCGGTACATCAACAGTAAATGTCACTAGCTACTACGATGTCAGTCCTAAAATGACACTTAATGCTCGTGGCAATGTAAGTGTTGGAATCAATGGAACAGTGATGAACTCTAAGAACCTAGCTAAAAACATAATTATAGACACCGAACTAATGAATTGTGTTGATGCAAATGGTAACAATATGAATAATTATATGGTCGGAGATTTCCCTAACCTAAAGGTTGGAAATAATACAGTTACGATTACAAAAGAAAGCTCTGCTACATTTACATCACTAAAATTTGAATATAGGAGTTTGTGGCTATGATTAGAATCTACGATAAGAATGAAACAGACTTCACACATAATGGAATTGGAATCCTAAAGGATGTTATATCATGCACCTGCAAGGAAGAACTAAATGGTAAGTATGAATTAGAATTCGAGTACCAAGTTGGTGGTGCTTTTTACGATTACATAGTTGAAGAAAATATAGTAAAAGCTCCAGTAGGAAATCCTAGTGGGGATGATCAATTATTTAGAATAGCTCCAACCAACAAAGGTGGAAATGCAGCAATAGCATGGATGCTAGAAAGAACAGATTTCCCTAATGACTTCATAGGATCATCAGACATACAAACAATAGCATCAGCTAGGTATGTAAGAAGAAACTTTGTTGAAGCATTAATAGGAAGTGACAATGCATTTGTTAATACTTGGGGTGGAGAATTATATAGAAATAATAAAACCTTCGCCATGAATATCAACAAAGGTGTTGATAGAGGCGTCCAGATTAGATACAGAAAGAACATGAAAGAAATAAACTGGGATATAGACATAACAGGAATAGTTACAAGAATATACCCTGTAGGATTTGATGGACTAACAATTCCAGAACACTACATTGATAGCCCACTGATAAATAACTACATACATCCAATAATTAAGAAACTAGAATTCACAGACATAAAGATAGATGAAGATAATGGAATCACCGAAGCAATAGCACAGCAGCAGCTTCGAGTAGCAGTACAAGATAAATATAATAAAGGAATTGATAAACCACTTATCAATATAGAAATAGATTTCCTAGAATTATCTAAAACAGATGAATACAAGGCATTGTATCAATCAATGGAAAGAATTTATTTAGGCGACTTCGTAACAGCGGTAGTACCACACCTTAATTTGAATGAAAAATTAAAAGTAGTCTCTGCTACCTACGATGTCCTTGCACAGAAATACATTGAGTTCGAATTGAGTAATAATTTGAATAAAAAGAAAAACTTCATAAATAACACCAATGAGTTAATTAAGAAGCTAGGACAAGTAGATACTACGATACTTGATACAGCCAAGAACAGTGCTACGAGTCAGATAATTAATGCCATGGGTGGAAATGTTTATAAAACAAGAAATGAATTATTCATAATGGATAGTGAAGATCCTAGCACAGCCAGAAAAGTATGGCGATGGAACATAAATGGACTTGGCTATTCATCAACAGGAATAAGTGGTCCTTATGGAATTGCTATGACTGCCGATGGACAAATAGTAGCTGACTTTATAACAACAGGAACATTGAATGCTAATTTAATAGAAGGCTACCGAGAATTGCTTTTAACAGTATCTACGATGGATACAGAAGTAAGTTCATTGCAAACCACTACCAGTGATAACACACAAAGGCTTAATTCGGTGGAATCTGGGCTCTCTAGTGCCAATAGTAATATAAATACACTATCTAGCAACATTCAAGCCGCTAGAACGAAATTAGACACCGTAGAGAGCGGATTAAACACTACGAATACAAACTTGTCTAACCTTTCAAATACAGTAGACACCACAAATGAGAATTTATCAGAATTATCAGACACAGTTGATGCCACAAATACAAAAGTTAATACAGTAGAAAGTGGATTAAATACTACGAATACAAATGTGGCTAATTTAAATAGTAGCCTTAATACTACTAACACAAATGTATCTAACCTAACTAGTGGATTGAATACAACCAATACGAATGTCTCAAATCTAACTACGAGTTTGAATACCACAAATACTAACTTATCAAATTTATCAGATGATGTAGATACACTGGAAGGAAATCTAAATACAACCACAAATACTGCTAATAGTGCATTGAGTAAAGCCAACTCTAATGCAGGAAAAATAACTACACTCCAGTCAAATGTTAGCCAACTACAATTAGCTGATAATGAAATAAGAGGAAGTGTCCAAACATTAAATCAGTATGTTGATGATCAGATAGATGAAATAACAACAGCCCAAGAAGAAAAGTATACCGAAATAGACTTACGTGAAGATGCAATTGAATCAACAGTAAGTTCAGTAAGTGAATTAACTACATCTACAAGTAATAACCTACAGGAATTATCACAGAAGCTAAATGATTATACACCAAGCACAAAAACAGCTAGACTTGAACAAAGCCTAACTACATTACAGACTAACACTTATACCAAGACAGAAATCAATACAAAACTAACTGATGGTAGTGTAACCAAAGTCCAGACAGTCAGTGGAACATTTGATGAAAATGGAATGCACTATGAAAAAACAAATGCTCCTACAAGCACAACTATCAATGAAGTTGGTGTAGGAACTAAAAAAGCCAGTTCATCTGAGTATGTATTATTTGCTGGTTATGTTGATGATAATAATACTCAATATGCAAGTTACAAAGGACAAACCATTGTTGCTAGTGAGAATATGCTAGTTAGCAATTATCTAGTTATTGGAGAAAAAAGCCGACTAGAAAACTACGAGAATGGTACAGGAATATTCGTTTTATAGGAGGGATATAGATGGCAGTAACTAAAACATTTAGAGCTCCAACGTCTGGAAGTATTTATGGTAGTAGATACATGACATTGAAACTCGAAGAACAGAATATTAATACCGAAAATAATACATCTGATATTAAATGGACATTAACAGTATCCGGAGATAGTACATACTACGATACAGGAGTACAAATCACAATCAATGGCACTAGCGTTTATTCAAAAGCAGTATTGTGGAATGGTGGCTTTCCAGCCAAACAAGGATCAACAAGTGGTACACTCACAGGAATAGCACATAATAGTTCAGATGGTACAAAAACGATAGATGTAAGTTTTAGAGCATACGTGTACGAATATACATACCGAGAGTATGGTGGCTCAATGGAACTTACTACAATTCCTAGAGCCAGTCAAATTGGTGTAACTGATGCTAATATTGGAAGCACTTCAACCATAACAATAAATAAGATGAGTAACTCGTTTACTACATCCTTGTTTTATAGAGTTAAAGGTAGAAGTAATTGGACAACGATAGTAACTAAAACAGACTTGCAATCATATGCATATACAGTACCGACATCCTTACACGCACTAATACCTAATTCAAGAATTATAGAATGTGAATTCAAGGCAGATACATATAGCGGAGATACATTAGTAGGAGAATCTAATATTGTAACTGCTACATTTACAGCAGTTGGAAATCCAGTCATCAATTCAAAAACAGCAGTGGATACGAATACTACAACCATAAATTTAACAGGTACATCCAGTAAGATAGTAAAATATGCATCAATAGTCCAAGCCACAGTCAAGGCAACTCCACAGAATAGTTCAACAATAAAAAAGATAACAGTCAATGGAATCACAGCAACGCTATCTACATCGAGTGGTGTAACAACAGGAACAGTAACAATTAATTCGCCTAGCTCGAATGTTTTTAGTGTTGAAGTAATTGATAGTAGAGATTATTCAGTATCCACTACCATAACAGTGGCAAGTTCTAACTTTATCAATTACATACCATTAACGATATCAAATTACTCGATAGTAAGAAATATGCCTACCGATGGTAAGGTCAATATTAGTCTAAATGGAAATTATTATAATGGCTCGTTTGGTAGTGCAAGTAATACCTTAACAATTCAATACAGGTATAGAGAAAAGAATGGCTCTTGGGGAAGCTGGACAACAATATCAAACAGCAATTATACCTATGTCGTAACGAATCATCAATTGTCTAATTTAAATTATCAGAAACAATATGATTTTGAATTAAAAGTAGCTGATAAAGTTAGCACACTAACGATAACAGGTATAACAGTATCAAAAGGTGTTCCAATAGTAAACTGGGAAGATGGTTTTTTCAATGTCAATGGAGAATTAAGAAGAAACAATCAAAACATTTTACTATCACTATACCCTGTGGGAAGTGTTTATATTTCGACTAATAGTACAAGCCCAGCCACATTATTTGGAGGAACTTGGACACAGATAAGTAACAGATTTTTATATTGTACAACAAGTGGTGCTACAGGAACAGGTGGTGCTAGTTCAGTATCATACACACCAGCTGGAACAGTTGGTGGACATACACTAACAGCCGATGAAATGCCTAAACACTCACACGTTGCAACAACCAAGACAACATCATATGGTTCAGGATCACAAAGTTCATGGCGATGTATGTCATTCGCTTCAACGAATGCAGACTGGAATCAAACAGTTTATACAGGAGAAGCTGGTGGTGGTGGTTCACATAGCCATGGATTTACAGGAACAGCAGCAACGATTAGTACAATGCCACCATACATGAAAGTATATGCTTGGTATAGAACAGCATAAAAGGAAGGAATAAAAAATGAAAAATTTAATTAATTTTATAACAAGTACATTACTAACAACAGTAGTGTACTTTTTAGGTGGATATGACATCGCACTTAAAACACTTTTAATATTTATTGTCTTTGATTATCTTACAGGATTA